GACTAAATCAAATTCTTCTTTCATGCTTGCTCCTTTCTATGTCTGCTTTTAGCTCGTCGCAACAGATGCAGTGCTTGCATCGGCATATCCTTCCAACAGCAACACGCTCAAGCCTTCGTCGTTCTTCTGGTGATATGTACTTACGCTCAAGCTTGCGTGTGCTCAGTTGCCCCCACGTTTCGATCATGCTTGCTCCTCTTGCATCGCTAACTCATATTCCAACCATACCCACAGCGACTCGTAGGCATGATCCCAGTTTGAAAACTCACCTGTTGTTATTGCTTCGTCGGCTAAGCGTTGAACCATCACCTCGTCGGCATCGCTTGTGTCTATTACTAACTGCTTCATCTCACGCTCCATGTGATGCGTTCGTTTAGGGCTTTGCGTTGTTTCCAGTAGGGCAGTGCCCACGCAAGGTTTGTTTCCACGACAATTAGTTTCTTGTTCACATATACATACATCCTCATCGCACCAAGCCTCCTTTGTTGTTTAGACCTGCGAGGTCTTGACGGTTTGTGATTAGTAGGTAGTTTGATTTGTGCAGGGGTGCTATGCACCATCCCTTTCGCGCTTCGCGAGCGGCATCTTCTCTGCAATCCCAACAGAAACCTGCAAGTGTGTGCAGGGGATCTTCTAACTCTTGGCCGCATGCGCGGCAGTGCATGTATCTAGTCATAGGCGTTACTCGCTCTCCTTGCTCTTGGAACTGGTTGCCTCGTAAGAAAACCTCATAAGAAAAAACCAAAGAACATGGCACAACCAAGGGCTATGCCGAAGACTGCTGCTACTAGCCAATCGATAAGATTACTCATGCTTACTCCTTGATTACATTATACCACAACGTAAGAGAAAATAGATGTATCACAATGTAAGAGGTTTTTTGCTCTTGACAATGGGTGTATTACAATGTAAGTGGTTTTGGCACACTCAAACTGTAATGTAAGAAGGCAATGTAAAAGGGGCGTAAGAAAAAACCCACTTTGTAAGGAATACGTACTAAAAATTATAAGTGGACTTACGCGATTTTTGTGTGCAAAATCAAGGAGTTGGAAGTGTAGTGTAAGTAAGTAAATAGTTTTACTATATTATATAAGGATTGCCTGATTTTTCTTGCTGCTAAGTCAGTTGAAAATAACACTTGCTGAGAGGCTTGCGACCTCAGACCCCTGCATTTTCCCGAAAAAAGCCTTACATCTTACATTAGCAGTCTAAGTGCTTGATTTTAAAAAGAAAAACGACGTAAGAAGATTTTTCTTACGTCTTACAATACCCAATTTTTCTTACTGAACCCTGCTATCGCGTAATCCGAAGGGGCGAAACCCGAAGGATCGCGCAAACTCAGGCACACTTGCGCTTGTTGATGCGTAGCCTCGGCTAGCGTTTGATGGATGTACACTGCGCTCCCATTGTCTTACAGTGTTAGCGGTAGGTTGATACTTGGGCATTGATCCTTTTCTTACTATGTGGTTCATTGTAAACCTCACTCAGCATTACGACGGGCAAACTCTTCGGCGGTAGCAATTGCGATTGCTTCGAGTGCTGCTATTACCTTAAGGTAAGACTTGCGCTTTGCACCATCAACTACAACCCCTTGTTTTTTGTTGTATGTCAAACCCTTGTCCTTAAGATCATTGATGCGATCCTGAAAGCGATCAATCAAGCTTTCGTATGTGGCACGGTTAGAGATAGTGAGCGATTCCCCAGTTAGCGCCGAGATATACTCGGCGAGCGGACGATAGTTGCCATTGAACGTAGCCGATGCGATCCTGCACAATCCATCCATTGCCATACCATTGCGAGCGGCTGCACCAAGCTTGCCCTTTTCAGCAACAAGAGCGGCAAGGGTAAAGTGCGAAGCCTGCTCGACTACACTCATTTTCTTATCTGCAAGGGTTTTGCCCGATACCAATACTTGAGCAGGGGCAAAATCAACGACGGGCATTTCAGCGGTATATTTCATTAATTCCATTTTGAAAACTCCGAAGGTTAGATGTACACGGATCAACGTACTAAAATCTAATACGCTGATTGGTGTACCCTTTGCGCTACTAACTTATGGGCAATCGGATGCGATCCGAAAGCTTTAGTCGGGAGCCCGCAAAGGGTAACCTCGCTATCGTTTCCTGCTCTAGCCCGATAGCGGCATCAATGCCCGTTTCTCGCACGGCATCAGCGGATCACTAGCGGCATGTTCACGCTAGCTGCCTTGCGGCATGATCGCTCTAGATTTTTAAAGATCGCTTGTCGGTTAGTCCGCTACTTTTGCTAGTCCGCTGAAATAACCCAGTAGGCTATCTGTTACGGTAAGCTTTCGCTTTCCTGCTAATCCCGTAGGACTAGCCCGATGATCGCTTAGCTTTCGCTTCGCTTGGTTGCATTGTACCACAATCAGCCCCTACCCATAACAAAATACGTATAAGGTATTACCCACCCTATCCCGACCCCCCCAGACTGGGTTCGGTGGCCCCGACGCGCTCATACATACTGTTCCGCGTACCCGATAATGTTTTTTAAAAACCCCCCACCCCCTATAAAAATTTCCACAATTTGACTTCCACCCCTCGATATAGAAACACCCCCCGTCAGGAGTCCCAACCTCCTTTTGCTTTACAAAATTATTATTTACATATAGAGTCAGTAGCTATCTCAATCTCGGTGCCCCCATTCCCGCGATGAACGTAGAACCAACTAAAGATAAGCCCGTGCCGTTTGACCTCTCCGCAGAGGAACCTGAGCACATAAAAGAGAAAATGATCGTTGCAGGTGACACAGCCCTGCTACTTAATCAGTTGGGGATGCCGCTAGAGATGGACCCTGACGATGCCGCTAAAGCTGAAGAGCTATTTAAACAAGCGGGCAAAGGGCTACCTGCGCGTAAAGCTAAAAAGGATTTAATGAACGGCGGTGTTGCAGCAACGCTGCGAACGATTATTGCTAAGTACGATTCTCCAGTGTTTGGAGATATTGTGCAGGCACGGCATTTTATTACTGCTAAGCTCGTGGAGCTTGCAACTTGCGGTGATACTAAAATAGAAATAAAAGCTCTGGAGTTATTAGGTAAGCACAGCGATATTGGTGTATTTACTGAACGTAGCGAAATAACTATCACCCACAAAAATTCTGCCGACTTAGAAGCAGAGATTAAAGAACGTATTAAACGCTTATTAGTAGGTGGCGCTACTGATGTAGATATAGTGCCTATAAAAAGTTTAGATGAAGAGTTAGGAGTAGCCACACCAAACTTATTAAAAGAGCTAGATCCTGAATTAATAACTGAACCACTAGATGATTAATTCACAACCTTCACAAGATAATGCAAGTTTATCTGCATTATTAAAAAATATTTCACATTTGTCTGAAAGTGATTTACGCGATTTAAATCTGCGGTTACAGAAACTTGAGAAACTAAAAGATCAGGAAGTATGTAAAGAGAGGTTTATTAAGTTTGTAAAACGGGTTTGGCCTACATTTGTGGATGGTAGACATCATGTGCGAATGGCTGCGGCTTTTGAAAGAGTCGCTAGGGGGGAAATTAAACGCCTTATTATTAATATGCCTCCTCGTCATACTAAGTCTGAATTTGCTTCTTACCTTCTACCTGCTTGGTTCTTGGGAAAGTTCCCTAATAAAAAAGTAATTCAGACAGCGCATACTGCGGAGTTATCGGTTGGGTTTGGTAGAAAGGTGCGAAACCTTGTTGATCAGGATGTTTATAAAGACATTTTCCCCGGTGTAGGGCTGCAAGCTGATTCAAAAGCTGCTGGTCGATGGAATACAAACAAAGGTGGTGAGTATTTTGCTATTGGTGTGGGTGGTGCAGTTACCGGTAAGGGTGCGGATTTGCTAATTATTGACGATCCCCATTCAGAACAAGAAGCTGCGTTGGCTGCAACTAACCCAGAGATCTACGACAAAGTGTACGAGTGGTACACATCAGGCCCAAGACAGCGTCTGCAACCGGGGGGAGCCATCGTTATTGTGATGACTCGGTGGGGTTTGAGGGATTTAACGGGTCAAGTTGTTAAAAATTCGCTGCAAAGAGGGGGTGATGAGTGGGAAGTGATCGAATTTCCTGCGATTTTGCCCTCTGGGAACCCACTTTGGCCTGAATTTTGGTCGTTAGAGGAGCTTTCTGCACTAAAAGAAGAGCTTCCTAACTCAAAATGGCAGGCTCAGTACCAGCAACAGCCAACTTCTGAAGAAGGTGCCATCGTTAAGCGCGAATGGTGGAAGGTATGGGAAAAAGATGATCCTCCAAGATGCGATTTTATTATTCAGTCGTGGGATACGGCGTATGAAACGACTAATCGTTCGGACTTTTCTGCGTGTACAACGTGGGGTGTCTGGACGACTGAGGAAGGTGAGACCAACATCATCCTCTTAGATGTCTATAAATCACGACTTGAGTTTTTTGAGCTGAAAAAGAAAGTGCTTGAGTTGCATAAAGAGTACGAGCCTGACGCATTAATTGTGGAAAAGAAGGTATCGGGTATCTCGCTCTATCAAGAGTTGCGTCGGATGGGTGTGCCGGTGTCAGAGTTCACCCCTAGTAAGGGTAACGACAAGATAACTAGGCTTAATTCAGTCTCAGACATTATCCAATCGGGGCGGGTGTGGGTGCCTAACACCAGATGGGCGGAAGAGCTTATTGATGAGATTGCAGCTTTCCCCGCAGGCGAGCATGATGACTTAGTGGATGCAACTACGCTAGCATTAGCAAGGTTTAGGAATGGTGGTTTCTTACGCCTTCCAACTGATGAACCTGATGAGTTGCAATATTTCCGTGGGTTTCGTGGCGCTAAGCGCGGGTACTACTTAAGTTAGGACATATCATGGCTATTGATAAAGGTTTGTACGGGATGCCCGAGGGCATCGAAGCGCTAGCGACTGAGGAAGCGCCCATTGAGATTGAGATTGTGAACCCCGAAGGTGTTTCTATTGGTATCGACGGGGTAGAGATTGACTTGATGCCCGAAGAAGAGGAAAAAGCTGAGGAGTTTGACTCTAACTTAGCTGAATTCATGAGCGAGAGCGACCTGCAAAAGATTGCAGGTGACATCATGGAAATGGTCGAGTCAGACCTCAACAGCCGCAAAGATTGGGTTGATACCTATGTAAAAGGTCTGGATGTACTGGGCTTACGCTATGACGAGGTGACTGAGCCTTGGGATGGTGCGTGTGGTGTGTTCTCTACGTTGCTGACTGAAGCAGCGATTCGCTTCCAGAGCGAGTCTATTATGGAGACATTCCCTGCGGCTGGTCCTGTTAAGACAAGTATTATCGGGCAGTGGAACCCAGAAATTGAAGAATCGGGTAAACGGGTTCAGGCTGATATGAATTATCAGCTTACTGACAAGATGCCTGAGTATCGGTCAGAGCATGAACGTGCGTTATGGGGTGTGGCGTTAGCTGGCTCGTCGTTTAAAAAGGTCTACTACGACCCGTCATTAGAGCGCCAAGTTTCATTTTATGTACCTGCTGAGGATGTCATCCTCCCTTATGGTGTAACCAACATACGCCGCACCGACCGCCTTACGCACATCATGCGTAAGACAAAGAATGATATTAAACGGTTGCAGGTTAGTGGGTTTTATCGGGATGTGGATCTTGGTGAGCCGCTAGCAACGCAAACGGATATTGAGAAAGCCAAAGCGCAGAAAGAAGGTATTGAGCAGACTAAAGATGAGCGGTATCAGATATGTGAGGTGCATATCGAGTATGACTTGCCGGGGTACGAAGAGGAACTGCCACTACCCTACGTCATTACGATTGATAAAGGCACTAATAAAGTTCTGGCAATCCGCAGAAACTACAAGGAATATGACCCTCGCAAACTAGCTCGCCAGCACTTCGTACACTACATGTACATCCCTGGGTTTGGGGCTTATGGTTTTGGGTTGATTCATATTATCGGTGGCTACGCCACAGCAGGTACCATGCTGATTCGTCAGTTGGTAGATGCAGGGTCGCTTTCTAATCTTCCCGGTGGTTTGAAGTCTCGTGGACTCAGAATTAAAGGTGATGACACACCGATTGCTCCGGGTGAATGGCGGGATGTGGATGTGCCGGGGGGTGCGATCAGGGATAACATACTGCCCCTACCTTATAAAGAGCCTAGTGCTACGCTGCTAGCACTATTGAATCAGATCACTGAAGAAGCGCGACGGCTTAGTGGTATGGCTGATATGAAGATCAGCGATATGTCGAGTCAGGCTCCGGTGGGTACGACACTAGCTCTCTTGGAGCGGCAGTTAAAGACGATGGGTGCAGTGCAGGCTCGCATCCATGCAGCGATGAAAGAAGAGTTCAGGCTGCTCAAGGAAATTATTAGGGAGTACACCTCCCCTGACTATAGCTATGTGCCACAGGATGGCACCCCGCAGGTTAAGGCTGAAGACTACGACATCGTAGAAGTAATCCCTGTGTCTGACCCCAACGCCTCGACAATGGCTCAGCGGGTTGTGCAGTATCAAGCTGCGTTGCAGCTAGCGCAAGGGGCACCTCAGTTATATGACTTACCCCGCCTGCATAGGCAGATGTTGGATGTGCTGGGTATTCCCAACGCCGACAAATTAGTGCCGCTACCTGACGATCAGAAACCCAAAGACCCCGTGTCTGAAAATATGGATGCGCTAAAAGGTACGCCTATGAAGGCATTTATCTATCAGGATCACCAAGCGCACATCACGACGCACATGTCCTTTTTGCAAGACCCAAAGATTGCTCAGATGATTGGGCAAAACCCCATAGGTCAGCAGTTGCAAGCAGCAATGATGGCGCACGTCGCCGAGCATTTAGGGTTCCAGTATCGCCAAGAGATTGAGCAGCGTATTGGCTTGCCGTTACCCACACCCGAGCAACAACTCTCTGAACCTGAAGAGTATGCGATGGCGCGTTATGTGGCTCAGGCTGCACAGCAGGTCTTACAGATTCATCAGAGTGAAGCAGCGCAACAACAAGCCCAGCAGATGGCACAAGATCCGTTAGTTCAGATGCAGCAGCAAGAGATTCAAATTAAAGCTATGGAGCAACAACGCAAAGCTGCTAAAGACCAAGCGGATATTGCTCTTGCTACGGCTCGTTTACGTAATGAAGATAAACGTATTCAAGTTGAGGCTGAAAAAGAAAATATTCGACTACAAAACCAAAATAGTCGAGAAGATAAAAAGATTCAAGCAGATCTACTTAAAACTGCATTATCTAAGAGGCCCGTGTAATGACCCAAGAACGTGCAATGTTGGATCACTTATTTAATAAGCTCAGAGACCGAGAGCGAGAAGTAAGTGATGCAATAGCTGAAGGGAACTGTAAAGACTTTGCTGAATATAGAAATTTGTGCGGCGTTATCCAAGGTCTACGCCGTGCAAGGATGGAAGTACAAGACCTTGTGCAACGATATGAGGAATTTGAAAATGACTGAAGCAGCAGATGCTGTTATTGCGGATGTTCAGCAAAGAGCCAAGCAGTTACCGATTGTTAAG